GTTTGTGCTATGACCCTCTGGGCCATTTTCTTGAGTTTGTTAGTGGTTGGATGGCCACTCTTATTAGTAAGTATCCTACCAGTCCTGGACTGGTTTTTATTGATTCCCTTGATAGGTTTTCATTTACATTTGCTGCTGTTTTCTGCAGTGGTGATGTTGATGTTCACCTTTAGGGTTTGGTTGAAGCGTGAAGTTGCTCTCATCAATGAGATTGGTGAAGAACAAGCTTTATGGACTGAACGTGAATTCAGTTTTGGCAGAATAGTGGGAACTAGACACTTTGTCACAACATTGTTGTTATCCAATTCCAGGGATTCAGGTAACCCCCTGTTGACTGTGGCCAAGGACAAAAAGATAGTGGAAGACCACCAATTGAATCTGTATGTTGTGTCTTCAGTACTCTGGTCTAGATTTGTGTTGTCTGTTGATAAAGCAGTCCAATACAGCCCATTGGTGTGGCATTTGGCCATTTTGTGGGTTTTGTTGAGATTGGTCAATCAGGTCAAAGTTGGAATCTTGAACTTGTTTGTGCTGTGGAGGTTTTACATTGCTAGCGTTTGGCTAGTTTTGGTTTCCTCCCCAACACAGTTTTGGTTCCTGTCCGGTTTGCTCTACAAACTACTTGACTTTGTTGCTCAACTTTTCAACCCATTGTTGTGGTTGTACATTAAATGGACTGCCACTTACTGGATGACCTGGTTTGCCAATGTATTGGTTGAAGGTGAATTTGTGAGTCGCAAATGGGCCAGGAGGGAAGGGTTTGCACCCGCCCGTGGCACAGGGAATGTGATTGGTGCTTTCTCTGGTTTTATGGCTCGTTTGTCCATTGTCATTTCAGACATTGGTTTGCCTTCCTATCTGCGTGGTAGTGTGGGCAGTTACAACAAAGGCACTATGGAAGACACCCTCGAAATGATGAAAGACCTTGGTTGGCCTATCAATGTTGAACTGCAAAGCCCTTCCCACTTTGCGGAAAGAAGTGATTACTTTTCATGGGTGGTCACTGGGACTAACTGGCAACAAGGTATCCATTCCAGGAAAATGCAGGTTGACCATCTACTGGATCCACTGCGTGTCAAGGCAGTGGAATTTCGAAGGTCAGAAGAGTATGTGACTGAAGGGAATGAACTTGAGTCATTATCCCGTTATTTTAAATCTCCTTCCTTTGATTTCCCTGACCTTGAGTTGGATGATGCATGGTTCCTATTGGGTGACATATTCCGTCACTCCAGGCTAACACCCTTTAACTACATTATCAGGATGTGGGAAAAGAAACATGCTTTGGGAAGCTTCATGCGTGACCCAACACGACCTTGGAAGAAGCATTCAAGGAAAGATTTCATTAATTCAATAGGCTTCAAGGCCTTTAAGGAATTGTGGAGGTCCACCTTTGAGAAGGCCCCACTCATGACCCCTGTAGCTCATGTTTCAGTGAAAGGTGAAGCTTTGCCACCTAGGAAATGGATGTTTGACAAGGTGCGCACTGTCATTGGTGTACCCATTGGCAATTACATTATGTCAACCATATGGAATTATCAGCCCAATCACAATTTTAAATGGCGTGAGACCCCTATTAAGGTGGGAATGCCTTTAAATGGATATTGGATGAATAGAACATATGAGGCCCACAATAGATGTCAACACCATTTTGCAGGAGACATGAAAGAGTTTGATTCCACTTTGACAGGTGGTGTTCTGG